TTCAAAACCTTAAAAGTATCACCCACAAAGACAGTTTCAATGTCATAACCCCCCGCAAGATTGGAATCTAATATTCTAATATTTAACGAATCAATTGGGGCTTTAAATGTATTCACATATCTTGAAGTACGTTCGTCAGCACTACCAGTCGACTTTTTATATCTATTATCAGACATAAATTCTACACGTCTTCCATATGATGTAATACTTGTTGCATCTGATGTTAATTTATATATATATTCAGGATCATCAATTCCTAAACCATTCGAAAACAAAACCGCATTTTTTAAATCTCTAATATTATATGACGCTTGCATATATGCAATGTCTTTTCCAAGAACAAAGAAATGATCGGGCGTGGTTGAAATTTCATTAAAATAAAACATATTGTCTGAAGCTATTCTCCAATTCCAATCAGCATCAGCCATTTTAGCAACCGCATTAATCGCATTCATTGGGGTTTCACTATAGAACTCTATAGTCTCACTTTTACCAGTTAGGGCAATTGTAGACGCTGTATAGTTGATTTTTGTACTTGGAGAACTTGTTTGATGCTTATCAATAATGTCTTTTATTATATTAGATGGATCGGTTGCTGAATACTTAATATAAGTAGTATTGGAAGTCGCTTCTAATAGATCACTAGCAAGCTGATAAGCATAGCCAAAACAATTGAGAGTAATGTTCTCAGAATCCCCCGTGTATGCTACTATATCATTTATTTCACCTGAATACATTATAGTACCATTAGGACTTTCACCGTCGTATATGGTGTAGGTAAGCTCGTACCCTTCTTGAATATCAGTTCCATAGTTAATATCATCAAATCCGTAAGGTAATATTACTTGAGCATCTCCAAGCCCGCCATTTAGAAAACTTTGGAAATTAGAAATAGAAAAGTCATGCTGAATAGATTTTATTTCGCCTAATTGATCATAAATTTTGATTGTCGCTTGCTTTGTCATTAGGATAAGTATAACGGTTTATATTGTGCAGACCAGTCAATGTCCCAAGTAGGTGTTGCAACTGTTATAGTTCTAAATAGAAAGTCATAAGCAGTTGAGGCTGACCACGTTGTACCATCTGTTGAGGTTTTTGCTATTCCACCCGCATATCCAGTGGCATATCTCCAATTTATTGAACTTAGAAAAGCATTATTAAGCCCCTGTCTTACCATAACCCAGTATTTAGTTGTATTAGTAACTGATAAACTTAGTCCATCAGTCCCAAAAAACCCGCTTCCAACTGTGCCTAAATTAATCACGTCACTTGTTGCTAACAGTGTATTAGGTGTATTAGCATTGTCAGAATATATATATAAAGTAATATTAGCCCCACTAGGCGAATATACATTAAGATTAATATAAACAGATTGTAATGTACCAGTAACACCCGCCGCAAATTGTTGTGCATAGTACATTGTAGGATCATTAACAGACCCCGTAAATGTTGTATCAAATTCAACTGTCGTAGTAGAACTAGACCTTAAGATAAGATTAACTCTTTGTTTTCCTAGATCAAACTCTGGAATTTTAGACGTGTAATCGACTGTTACATTATTTAAACTTGTGGTTTTAGTGACACCGCCAAACCTCACAATATCACCATCCGCAAGGATACCTAAATCAAAATCTATTTGTTCTTGAGTTTTTTGATTTGCAATTGACAAAGTATCCATATTACCTATGGTATTGAGTGTGATTGTAAATTCTGGTAGTGATGAATACCCACCCAGTAAATCTATTAATTGTTTATTATTAATAGCTGTGATTCCCGTTTCATCAAACAATTCAATATAATGAGTCCCAATAGCATAACCAGTATGATTAATAAAATTCGCTGTAAAGCCCGTGAACGTATTATTATAATGATTGCCTTCTTTCTGAATTTCACCATCTCTATAAACTGGGTAATTACGAGTTCTATCCTCATCTGTCCACAAAACGCCCTGGAAATAGCATCCATTGACATCTTCCATACTAGAAGAATAGTTAATTCTAATATAGCAATAATCAATACTTGCATTATTAACAGTTCCCGTCTCACTAACAGGACTTACACCCGTAGGATTCCAATTAGCAGAAAAGAAATTAACCCCATTAGTTATTGATTGTCCTTGATAATCAGTCGTAAAATTCTTAGAATAATAATTACTTGAATCATTTCCAATTCTAAAATCAACACTAGTCACATATTGAGCATCTGGAATGTATAGCCAAAATTCAAAGTTGCCTGTATCTTGTACACTTGTTAGATCTATTGTTTGCGATCCTGTATAAGCGAGAGTTGCATAATTATTACCACTAGCAGATACATCTATATTAAATCCTAATGAGGTTCCATTTAGTTGATATTTATCGGTTCTTGTTGCAATACTAGCAGCGTCATCACTTCCAGCCCATCCAGTCGCAGAACTGGATAAATTCAATTCTTGCCAATTGTTCATAAACCTTAAGTATTGGCTTGTCTTCTTGTCAAAAATCGCGTCAAACTGAGCTATGAGGTCTTGAAGCGAAGTAGAAGAACTACCATCAATTAAAGTTCCATTTATTGTAATTGGTTTTGATGCTAATCGTGTATTAGTTACGGCTACACCGTCACCCCTTGCCCGTTCTTGTGTAACAACTACGTTACCAGTTGTATTTCTACTACCATCGGTTGATATTACTATGTCTTGATGTCTTTGTAAGTTTTCATTGCCAAATAAAACTAATGTACTCATATTGTTTATTAATTATATATATTATCCCGCTAGTGCCGGCCTTAATCCAAAACTAGCACTATTATTATTACGAGCGATTATCTTTTGTACCTCTTGTGCAATTGCTTGAGGGTTCATATTATTACCGTTTATATTGATTATGATTTTACTATTGTTGTTATTGGATACCTGATTAGCGGGTGTTACTTGAACATGTTCACCTGATTGAACACCCATCAAAAAATTATCTTTATTGTATCCAGGGGGGACAATGAAGTCACCACCTTTCGCAAACTTTGGAATATCAGGTAGATTAACTTTTATATTTGCGCCCGCAACTGAGAACTCAAACTCTAATGCTCTATTAATTTTATCAATCATTACATTGAGAACACTTTTGAAAGTATTAGCTAGTGATCCGCCAACTTCAGCACCGCCCGAAAAGAAACTCTTAAACTTTTCTTTTATAACATCAATAACATTTGTCACTGTATTTTTAATAGTATTAAATTTTTCAACAAAAGGAGTTACAAATTCACCCGCTTTCATTGCTACAAAAGACACCATCGAACTTACTACACCCGCCACTCTGTCTTTTACTTCAATGAATTTTCCCACTATTTCTTCTACCTTAGTTCTTATAGCTGAAACCATTGTTCCTATTGCATTAGTAACATTGTCTCTTATCTCATTAAATTTCATGACCATTAGGTCTTTAAAATAGATCGCAAGACTAACAATACCATCAAACTTCTGCTTAAAGAATTCCAACCATCCAACCCCATTTATAGTGACCAATTGATTTATTGCTTGCCAAACTCTATTACGTAAATCAATAAATTTATTCACTGCATTTGTTACAAACTCAGTGATAGTAGTTGTGACTTTATTTTTCAATTCAATAAACTTGTTTACTGTATTATTAACAAATTCAGAAATTTTGCCTGGTATTGCAACAATAGTATCTTTAAATTTAATGAAAGTTGGTATTACCTTTTCTACCATAAAACTTCTTACGTTTAAAAACCCAGTTACTGCAAATTCCAAGGTGTTAATAAGCATATTCAAAGGCTTTTGTCCTATATCACCTAATCGAATTAAAAACTTAATAATTCCCGAAATTGTAGATACAATATCCCCGCCCTCTCCTTTCTCCTTACCGAAAGCCTCTCTTACAGTATTAAAGATATTAACAAGGCTTTTAAACCTTTCTTTATATGTTTCCATAAGATTCTTTGCTTCCTGTGAGCCAAGCACCTCCATGAAAATTGCTTTTATATTTGCAAATCCATTTTTTAATTTTTCAATAAATTGTCCAATCTTGTTAAAATCAAAGTTTTCAATAAACTCATGAACTGAACGAACACCCTTAGTAATCAAATCTATGAATTTAGGTAAATTATCAGAGGAAAACTTACCAATCTTTTCAGCAAATGTACTAAGCCCACTTGTTTCTAAATCATTTCCACCTATTAATTCAAAGACGCCCCCTAAATTTCTCTTTAAAATATCAAGTGAAGTTGTTATTGCACTCATATCAAAACCTTTAGCAAAACCACCCTTAAAAATATTAACAAACTCTAAAATTTTTGGTAAAAATGAATTTACAGCATTAGTTGCAAATTCAATTCCTTTTTTAAATAGGCTAAATAATCCAGTTTGATTAACAAATTCACTAGCAGTCTGAGAAATAGTATCTTTCATGTTTGACATAAGCTGATTGAATGTCCCTCCCTGATTTTTAAATGCTTCAAAAAATCTACCGCCCTTATCATTAGCTTTATCAAACATAGTTGTTAGTAAATCAAAAGTTACCCCACCATCTTCAGTAAATTTTGCCAAAGCTTCACCGGCTAATCCTGTTTGTTCTTGTAACATTTCAAAAATAGGGATTCCCGCAAATGCAAATTGTCTGATATCAATTGCAGTAGCACGTCCTGAAGATGCAATTTGTTGAAGATTTACAACAATCCTATCAAGTTCAACTTGTCCCTTTCCCATTGCAGATAGAGCCTCTCCAATATCGAGTATAATATCAGTAGCCTTATCCCCGTCTTTCGTAACACTAGATAACAATTGAACGCCTTGCGTAAGTCCAACAAATTCGAATGGTGTTCTTTTTGCTTCGAGCTTTAATCTTGCGATTGTCTTGTCAGCTGCTTCACCACTACCCAACAAAGTTACAAAGCCCTGTCTAGCAGTCTCAACTGAAGCACTAGTATTTATACCTAATTGGATGAAATTAGTCGCTAACTCTTTTGTTTTGTTAATTACCTCTGAAATAATATTATTAACAAATTCAAAACCTTTAGTTACTAAAGCAGACGCTTGATTTGCTACAAACATTGCAGAAGACATAGAAAGAAATGAAGTCCCACCAGCTTGTGTTGATTTACTTACCTTATCAGCTGACTTTCCAGTTTCTTCTAACGCTTTCGAAACTTTATCTAAAACCTTAGTCGCTAAATCTTCTGCAATAACCTCAATTTTTACTTGGTTTTTGTTCATTAATTGCTTTATTTACTTCGAATAATATTAATACTTTGTCATAATGGTTTTTAAATTCATTATCTATTTCTTCGGTTGTCATTCCATTCCCAAAATTAATCTTATAAAGAGCTTTTTGAATTTCAATTTCATCTATATCTTCTTGAAAAACATGCTCATATCCGTATTTATCCCAACTAACTTTCTTGCCTGACTTTATAAATTCTCCAATACGGATTATCTGACTTTTAAATCGTTACCCATTAGTTTTAAAAGAATCGGATCTAATAACCCCATAGGTAATTCATCTATATCTTCCTTTAATAATTCTCTCTCACTTTTTAAATCGTAATCCCATATTTTTCCCTCTAAAAACATATCCTTAATTAGATCTCTCATATAATTGATTGTTTCTTCATTACTAACTTCTTTAGTCTTTTTAATCTTCTTACTAAACCCATTTATCACCTCATTAGGTAGGGTGTAACATTTCATATAATTTTCATCATGCCCATCTATTTCAGGTAATTGTATTTTTACTATAAATCTCATTGTTTCTCATTGTAATATTTTAAATTAATACTCATTGTTTTCTCTAATTGTGGGGATACTACAATGAGTAAGAGTATCCCCACAATATTAATACTAATAACTTGCAATAGCATTTGTAATAGTAAATTGAGCCGGTGCAGTTGCTACACCTACTTCGTCCACTGCTAATAGAGTAAAAGTCTCAGTCAAAGAGTCCCCTAATCCCCCTTCTTCTGCCCATGCACTCATATAACCCACTGGGTATTCAGCTAAGATCGATGGTTTTGTAGAAGCAACTGAACCTGTTACGTTTCTTGCGGTATCTGTAATTAACATATCCCATTCAAGTTTAGTATTATTTGTATAATAATCTCTAAAAGTAAAATTAGTAAATCTCTTTGTTACTTCAAGTTCATATCTATCTTCCTGCACTTCCAAAGCTGTCATATTTTGATTTCCTAATTCAAAATTGAAGTCATCACCTGAAAGTGTGAAAGAATGATTCATCATAGCTTTAATGATTGAGGTATTAGTAGTACCCGCACCGTCTGCGCCAATCCCAAAAACTGCATGCCTTCCAACAAACTCCTTAGGCTGTGCAACTGTGTTTGACCCAACCCATGTATCGGAAAATATTCCCTTTCCACTTACTTCTACTCTAATATATCCCTGCTCAATTGAGAAGTTCATAGATTCAAATTTACATCCCGCCATTTTTATTGAAGTTCTGTCATCGTCATCTAAGAATAATGTGTATGAAGTTGTTGCACCCGGTGCATATGTTGCAACATGATCATATACGACTGTTTCACCTGAATGAGCATCAGAGTCAATTGTATATCTTTGAAGTAAAAACAAAGGTAAATGATCTTCGTCAATTTTGATATTCATTGAAAAGTTAACCATGCGGTTAGTATTCATTAATGCATTAACCGCATATGTTGATCCTAAAGCTGCTATATTTTCTTCCTTATTTTGTACAATTTCTACACGTGGTGTATCAAGTAAAGGAAGTGTGAAAGTTGGAGAACCTACTATTGTTCCGTAAGTCGTTTCCTTAGCGATCCCCATTGTTCGCTTACGACCGATTCCGTTAGCCATTTGATTTAGTTAATAATTTAGGTTGTTTCTGAGGTTTTTTAAGTTCCTCAAACTTTTTTTGTGCATCTAATGCACTTTCCGCCTCAACAAACAATTTTTTCCCATTTACATACTGCCTATAGCTTGTAAGGGTCTTTTTTGGTTGTTTTGGCTCGATTTTCTTTGAGTCCATATTATAAAAATAAAAATTAAGTAGTAACTATGTCATTAATTGGAATACTTAATCTCCTTCGTAGCAAATTAAGTTCTTCAATCGGTTCGTCAGCAACACTCATTTCATTTCGTCTCCAAATTAATCGATCCCCGCTTCTTAAGATGTCATTAGGTGTTGTTTCCCATGCTTGAATATTTGAATCATCTAAAAGGTAAGCCCTTAAATAATCAAATGCCTCTCTGATTCTTAATGTTGCTTCTTTCTTCTTGTCATTCTGGTTATCCCCCGTTACATCAGCAAAATTAGCACAAATAAAAAAGTCGATGTTATTTACAAATAAAACATCTGATATAGATTCTTGTTCATTACTTGTACCTTGCGGATTATCCAAAACAACTAAGAACGGAAACCCTTGCTCATGAATCCACACAGGATAATCATATACAGCAACAAATGATGTTGTCCCGCCACTTGATGGACTTGTCCAACTATTATTACTTAAATCAGTTACTATGTTATCGATTAGAACTTGTGTATTTATCATTTTAAAAATTGATTAATTGCTTTTTTAAATTCTTGTCCTGATATTTCATTTTGTATTTTATTTATTACTTTTGTAATAATTTTTAATCCACCTTTTCTATAAGCTTTATCGCCAAATTTCCCAATATTTTTTGCAACTGCAAAAGCTAAGTTCTTATTACCTAATACAAGTCTAGCCCATCTTTCTAATTCTCTTGCTGGTGGCATTTTACCTGGTCTTCTACCTGTTTCATATGTTACGTATGAATGAGGTCTTTTTATTTCAATTAATGCTTGTGTACTTGAGTTAGAGCTGATAACACTATTTAAACTTTCATTTGTTACTGATTTGCTTTTAATTCTTTGTTCTAATTCAACTTGTCCTCTCTTAGCAATATTGGCAAGTGCAGAATAATTGACAGCCTTAATATCTAACTTATCAAACTTATCCATGTTTTTTCTTACATAGTTAACTTTAAGCATTTTCTAATTTTCTTAATCGAATAGTATAAGTACCAAGATATAATTTTCTTAATAAAGGTGTATTTGTAATTTCATATTTATTTGTCCCATCATCTATTCGAGCACCTTTAACCAAACTACTTGCATTAGGTGAATCTACATTCGCTTTATTTGTTGCTAATTCTTGAGCAAAAATCACTTGTTCCGTATCTGATAGAGTCAATATATTAATATTTATTGTAAAATCAACGGTATTATAATCCCATGTTGTTCTTTTCGTAGTGTTATTATCATTTGGTAAGAACACATCCGCTTCAACTTCTAAATTATCAAATTGACTCATATTACTTGTATAAAATCAAATCTAGGTTTTCCGTTAATTCTTTGCATTGAATTTTCAGCGTCTTTTTTCACACCTTCTAAAATAGTTTTTCTTGCATCAATAGTTCCATAAGTTGTTTCAAGGTTATCTTCTTTCTTTCTTTCTATACCTCCATTCGCCTCACTTGCATTAGTTAAGTTTTGTAATTGGAATACTGCATTAGCATATTGAATTACAGCCGGCCAAAGATTAGTTGGTAAATCAGTTTCTGTAGGTGCAGTAGTTGGCTTTGTATAATATGCGTTATATTTCAGTTGCATAGTGCCACCAAATACTTTAGTAGAATCAACAATATAAAGTGTGGTTAATCCTTGAATAATAAAATCCCTACCGTATTGTAGGTAAGTATACACATCACCATCGATAACAACACTTTCAATACCTGATGCACTTACAACTGGATTTGCAACACTAGTAGTTAGATTATAACTTTGAGTGCCGTTTGTTAATGTAATCTCAGTTAGTTTGTAATTCAAACAAATCTCAGAGGCTCGATCTATTGCGGGTCTCAAATAATAATCAATAATGAATTGATCTGTCACAGTGCTTGCAATTCCGCTAATTGTTCTAAAATCTGCTAATAAAGTCATTATTATTTAGTTAATTATTTAGATTTACCTTTTTTTGTTTGTTTAACTTCTTTTATTTCTTCTACTTTTCTAACTTCTTTTTTTATCATTCCCGCACTTTCTAATTGTGCATATACCCAGTTAGGTACTTCATTTAATCCTTTAGGCACAAAAAAATTACCTACTCGAGCATCTGCTGTAGTTATTACTTTCATATTTCTATGATAAAAAATTAATTTCTAAATTAAGAGGCGGAGTATATCCGCCCCTCTATTAGCTATTAACTATTTGGGTTAATTGCACTTGAACAATACACTTTATGGAGTGATTCTGGTCTAATTTCACCAATTCCGTGTAATGCATACCATGCAACTCTCTCAAGTCTTCCGTATGCATCTGCTGGATCTGGTGATAGTCTAACTTCTGGTGTTGTTGCATAAGCATAACCAAATGCATCAGAACCTAAAGCATAGTTAGAGTAAACCACTGAGCTTTCCTCAACAGCTTCACCCCCTGCTAATGCAGTAACTAACCCACTTCCATCTTCTGCAAAGTAAGTAAATCCATTTTTTCTAATTGCTTTACCAATTGTAATATCGTTTGTAGCCACTGAAACAACTGTATAAGCCCAGTTATCAGTACCGTCATTAATGTTGATAACATTACCAGCAACAATTCCAGTTCCTGAAGCGACTGCAATTACAGTAGCACCAACAGCTTCAGCACCTGACACAGTTGTAGCTGCCTGTTTTTCTTCACCACCTACATAGTCTGTTTTAACAGCTGTAGTTGTAATAAATCTAAATCCTTCGAATGATCCATATTCACCTCTTAATAGCTCAGAAGGTTCTGCATAAAGTTTTGCAACTCTAAAAGCAGCATCCCCAGTCTCTTTTTTAAGATCGTAGAAAGGTGTTGGGTGAACAAACCAAAGATAAAATTCACCGCCTTCAGTTCTGATTTTTGGAACATTAGCTGATTCTAATTTCTCGTGTGTTTGTCTTACAACGTCCCCTGTTAGAACATTTGATGCTGTAATAAGACTTTTTGCAGTTTGCCCTACATAAGTGTTATAAGCTGCAGCTGTTTGAGTTTCTGCTACTTCCATAGCATACTGGTCAGTTGATAGTGCTGCATTTTCAGCAACCATGTTAGTTACAGATTTCAACCCATCGAATGAGAGAGATCTCAATTTTTCAGTTGTTGTAACAAAATTTCCTTTCTCAAGAAGATTAACTGATTTTGCAACTAATCCGATTGTTTCTGCAGTTCCACTTGCAGTCTCTGAAAGTGTTGCTGTGTTAGGCTGTAATCTATTATAGTTATAGAACTTAACCGGATCGCCTGGTGCAGCATCTGCACCGTTTTCGTGTTGTCTACCATTTGCAATTATTTGGTTTGCAAAAACCGTTCTTGGGCCGAATTGCATGCCAACCATTTTATTGGCGACATCCAAAATTCCTGCACCTGTTGTACTTGTTGTACTTGTTGCCATTTGCGTTTATTAAATAAATAAAATATATAAAAAAACCACTATTAAATGTATTGTTTCACGTAAAACAAAATTAGATTAATAGTGGTTTTAAGATTCTTATACTAAGTTTTTGTATACTTCCTCAAGATCATCTAAGGTTTTTGCAGATTCAAGCTTTTCTCTTACCCCTAAATCAACTTGTTGGGTAGGTGTTTTATTTATTCTTGAAGCTTGATCATTCTTAAAAGATTCCCGCCCTTGTTCATATATCTCTAAATACTCTTTTGTTTTTGACTCAAAAGTATCGGGGGTTATATTATCAATATTGGCTTTAATCTTTGATTTAATGACTTCTGGAAGATCAGATTCAATAAGCATATCTTTAACCGCTACACTATTTTGCATCCTTTCCATATCTTTTTTAAGTTGTGAAATTTGCTTGTCTTTCTCGCTTAAATTTTTTGATACAGATTCGAATTGCTCACGTGGAATTGTTTGAGTGTCTGCGGCTGTCTTTGATTTATCATCAATGACTTGCTTATCCTCTGATTTTTTAGTTGTATCAGAGATTTGTGTTTGAGTGTCCGGCTTTAATTCCTTATCCTCTTTTTTTATCTCTTCTGTCATAGCGTAGCACATTTAATAAATAAAGTAAATAGATAGTATTATATTAATCTGACTTTTTGATTTTCAAATCCTTTAGGTGAAATTATATCTCCTTTTAAGTTTTTTACCTTACCGTTATAATCTTCTTTGAATACAATAGTTTCTGAGCACATGCACCAAGGATGCCTTGGGATTTCGGGAACGCGCCCCCTTGGATTATAAGTACCCTTAAGTGCATCACATATATCACGCCCCTTATGATATGGTGATGTATTTTGAACAATGTATAACGCATTATCACTATATCGATTAAACTCTCGAGTAGAATCAAGTTTAGCCTTAGAGTAAGCTCTTTGTAATTCTGAGTTTATGACTCTCTCAATGTTGTAAAAGCCTTTGTTCCCAGGCGTTTTTAAATATTCTTCTAACTCTTTTCTTATTTCATCCCTTGTTTTTCCTTGGTTAATTCCGTCTATTATTTTCTTATATATTTCATCTCTTTTATTCGTATCCCATATTAGATCGGAAAACTTATAATCTGAAGTAGGGAAAACCCCGTATAATTCACCCATCTTTCTAACAGCCTCTCCAATTGGATCTGCACTATTAGCATAATTGACTAAAGCTTGCATTAATTCTTTTTGCAATTGCGGATCTTTAATTTGAGATATCTTTTCAAACATTCGATTAAAACGATTTTCACCACCCGCACTTAATCCAAGTTCTAGATCAACTTTAGAAAAACTAGCCGGTTCATATATTCCCGCTTTTATTAATTTATCTAAATCTGATTGCAAAGGAGATTCTAATTGTGCAATTGTTAGGCCTACATTTCCTACAATATTAGGGACATTAGCACCTAGGCTATTGAATAATATATTAGAATGTTCATACCCTGTAAGTGCTAAAGCACTCATTCCACTTATTAATTCAGGATATATTTTTTTATTAAAATTAGTAACATTAAGATCAATTCTAGCAAGCTCTTTTACTATATTTCTTTTATTTAATGCCGATTGAGGTATTCTATCAAATAGACTTATCAATTCATCTGATTGATTGAAATATAGACTAAGTATATTAATCTTTTGCTTTTGAATGTCTTGAAGTTTTTCTTCTCTAAGTTGATTTTCTAGTTTTTTATTTATCATTTTTAGTAACTAATTACATAAACAGCACCATCACCGCCATTACCTCCATTACCACCTTTATTTGTAATTCCAGAAGCTGCACCACCACCACCGCCGCCACCACCATGACTTCCACCTGCACCGCCATTAGCACCCGGTACTGCAAGTCCCGCACCACCACCACCACCGCCTTTCCCACATTTAGTCGAATCACCGTTAGTTCCGGCAGTTCCGGCAGTTGGTGCACCACCATTAGTTCCCGCTGCACCACCACCACCAACTGTATAAGTTCCAACATTGCCACCGGCAGTAGGTACACGACTGTTAGCATTAGCAGCATCATATGAGCCTCCGGCACCACCACCGGCTGCGCCCCATAAAGAAGAACCTCCTACGCCTTGTGCACCGGCACTAGTTGTTCCTGCACCACTACCACCACCATATTCAGCACTTTTACCTAATACACCTGTGCCCGCCCCCGCACCTTGTCCAGAAATACCCGCCACATTAGCAGTTGTAGCAGGGGCACCACCCAGTGTATTAGCAGCTGCACCTTGTATTCCAACTGCAGCCGTACCCGCGCCCGAACCGCCCGTTCTAGTCCCTGTACTTGTACCCTGCGAGCCACCACCACCACCATAGGCAATTAAATATGAACCAAATGAACTGCTATTTCCATTATTTCCTACACCACCATTAGCATTAGTTCCACCGGTTCCACCAACGCCACCGGCACCAACTGTTACACTCACAGGATCGGATAAGTCAGAGGCTTTAAATGTTTTAGTTACAATTGAACCTCCTCCTCCTCCAGCACCACCTGTTTTAAGTGTAGCAGCTGCAATGCTTGACCCGCCGCCGCCGCCGCCGCCAGACCCAATGCATATAACTTCAACTACTGAAACACCAGCCGGTTTATTCCATGTGAATGGTGAACCAGAATTAGTTGTATATGATTGTATATCAATAGCCTGCGCACTTGGTAGGGCAAAAAAGCCCTTTGTTCCACCTGAATCAGTACCATAATATTCTGAGTTGCCTGGGCTTGTTTCATCACCTGATAATTTTATTCCACTACCATCTGACGTAATAGACATCTGAGTGCGGACATCTGCACTTATATCGGGTGTTCCATCATCATAAGTAAGATTAACTGTGTCTGTATTTATTAATATAGTGCCTATCGCATCTTGTGCTTGTTCATCTGTATATGGAGTTAATGTTTCAATTTTGTCATATATTGCGTTCTTAGTTGGAACTGAATTACTGCCATTCCATCCAACACCATAAGCATCATCTGCGACTGAAATAGAATTAGAAGTATTATTTGCAGTGACTACACCCGCTAAATCTACTTTGTCAGTAGCTCCTTCTTGTTTTATTGCATAAGGTGTATTTGTTTGTGTCCCCGCACCTGTTGCTACTTGTGTTTTGATTCTTAATCCGTTTGTATTTGTTATAGTTCCTGAATTAACAGGCGTATCAACTAAATATCCGTTCAATTCACCCACCGTAGCACTTGCATTTCCTACTGTAGCAGTTGCTTTCATTGAGTTTGCAGTAGTCATTGTACCCCCTGTAGGATTAACTGTTACCTGAAAACCATTACCTTCGGTAGTAGTACCCGCTCCTGTGTTTCTCACAACACTTGCTATACCTGTAATATTATTAACGGTTCCAGATGAATGTGAGGCTTCAATTTGAATTAATCCCCCACGGTAAAACCCCGAGCCTGAGGCTACTGATTGAGTTACTGTAGTATTAATCGCAGTTTTACTTGAAGTAGATGAATTTGCTACCGTTTGTGTAATTGCATCTTGTGTATCTATTATAATCCCCGAAACTGCTACTTTACCACTTGCATTAGATTCAACTAATCGACTTGCTGTAAGATTAGAACTTGTGATTGTTGTAGCAGCACCTGTGATTGTTGCTTGTTTTTCAGTATCTAATTCATTTAAAGCTGTTTGAACATTAATTGCAGCAATACTACCACTTGGAGTATTAGTAATTTGTGTTGCTGTATAGTCATCTGATTGAGCTGTAACAGTTCCAGATCTACCAAAAACGCTTGAAACTGCGTCTGTTGGGCTCAATAATTCTTGCCAATTTGCTAATACTGAATATGGATCTGCAACCAAGATAAAAGATTTATTCAAATCAGTTCTTACGGCTACATCTCCTTGTTCGGCTGCACTTAATGCAAGCATTGCAGCTTGTGAGCCTACTACATAAGTATCTGTTATTGTTATAGAAGGAATTTCAGCAGACGATAATTTTCCATTTGAATCTAAACTTGCATATCCATTAGCAATGCCTTTATTTGATGTATCTTCTTTTGTGGATAATTCAGTATCTACATAAGTTTTCACTGCATTTTCAGTCACTGAAACATGCTGTGAAGTACCTAAACTATTATTATTAGATACTGAATGTGATGTATAAACAAGTATTTGTCCTTGCGTTGCATGTGCATAAGTAACATATCCAATTGGCACAGTATAGTTAGGGCTAGAAGGAATCGTGTCTGTAAGATCACCCGCAACACTAGCAGAAAGATATAAAGCATCCCCATCATTATAAGCACTTGTATCTACATCACTTACAATACCTATAATAGTAATTTTACCTACTGAATTGTTTACAATGTCATGAGTAGCTATACCAATTAATTCACTTGTTGTTTCAGAGTTAGCACGTGCGAATGCTATAGTAGGATGTTGTCCAGTTGCCCCACTCACATAAACAGCCTTACCATTAAGTACTGTACTTCCAGTATTATTTCTTACATCTAATATTAATTCCTTACCTACTTGAATTGAAGTCCCTGAATGTTCATCATAATAGCTTAATGCCCTTGAATTATTATCATACCATACACGTCCTTGTTGATAAGTAGGTGCAGTTGTAGGATCAAAGTTAAGATAAGTAATATTAGAATTAAGCCCATCTATGTCCATTTTATTACTTACGTCACCACCACCTACTTCAACCCATGTGCCGTCCTGTCTTGCATATTGAATACCGTCTTTTGGTGCATCTTGAATACCACTTGAACCACTTCCAAGATCATATTTTTTTATTAATTTATCGAAAAACTTTTCTTTTTTAAGATCATTGATTATTTTTTTTATGTCATATAATTCTACTATATTATTATCATTCTTATTACTGGTGATTTGTGCTGTTTCATATTTTGGAATATTTGTCAATACATTCTCGGTGATTAACTGAATATCCTCAATAGTGAAATAGTCTATCCCTTTGAGTGGCGTTATACCATCCTGTCCATTCTTACCATCAATACCGTTTTTAGGACTAGGAATTAAAGAAAGTATATTCTCAATTATCTTTTTTTTTTGTTCTTCTGTTAGAGACTCAAAGATTAAATCGTTTCCTTTATCCCCCTTATCTCCTTTAATTATTTTTATATTATCAATTCTTTTAATAACTTCATTCACTATATTTTGAATAGTTTCTGTGTCTTTTTTAACTTCTTTAATCTGATTGCCTTGACCTTCGAATTTTGAGTTAAAGATTTTAGACAATTCTTTAAATGAATTATTTACATTTGTAAAAAGTGGATTAAAAGAATTTTGAAGTTTGTCAATAAATTTCTTTTCGCGGAGTTGATTTAACTCCTCTTTTTTTTTCTCGATTATATTAAGCATTGAGTGAATCAATCCTATTTTGTATATTATTTAGTTCTTCTTGTTCTTGCCTTCTTGTTCGTAATGCCTCTCCTACTTCTTGTTCCGATCTAATTAAATTTCTTTGTTCTTCTATCCCTCTTAATAATAAATTACTATCTTGAGCCTCCATATCTTTGATTCTTTCGATATCTTCCGATCTGGATAATAATTTTAGTATTTCTTCTTTAGCATATTTAGTTGGAACAATTTGGCTTTGAGTTAGATTTTGAATCATTGCAATCATTTCTTTTATTGAAATACTTGTTACAGGTGGTAATTGAACTATTATATTTTCTTCTTCAACATCTTCAATATAACCTTTTAATTTTAAATATTTACTTGACAAATCTCTAATTAGTTTAACTATTTGTTGTCTTTTTTGTTCTATTTTTTTTGTCAACATCATCATTCAAAGCTCTATTGTTTCGACTGCAACCCCGCTTGGTAATGTTCCATTAGCTAAGAATGCAGGAACACTAGCATCTTCAAATAAGCCCTGTTTTGTGATTTCAAGCCCTGTGTAAAAGGATTCTGGAATTCCGTTTCCCTGATGTACTACAATAGGTAATGTGTCGATTGTGAATGGAGAATATTGAAAAGCTTGTAATGCTGATTTAACTTCTGAACTATTAATATCAATATTCATATCTTTAAGTATTGCCATATCCATTGATACTTTTGGTGATGCTAGAAATAGATTAGTTAAATACTCAATTGTTGATTGTGCGTTTAACGTATCATTCTTATCAATCCAGTCAAACACCTCAGAATCTTCTAAACTATTAACATCAAAACGCCTGAAAGGATGATCTAAATTTGAAATAATCGAGAAAGGGTTGAAATTCATTTCATCTACTAACTGCTCTGGTTCTGCATTTGGATTAGTTATATATCCATTAACTATTTCAACGTACATCCAGCGCTCTAGTTCCTGATTATAGTAATAAATTTTTGCATACGGAACTACTGATTTATCCTTTTCTATGTCTACACCTTCATACATTTCAGCTTCATACGCAGGAATCTCATAAGCGCATATGATTCCTTTCACTTGATTTTCTAAATAGATAGGAAATATATTAATTGCGTCTTGTGTATCTATATAATAATCTTTCTTTTCAACATCATAACTTAGTTTTGCAACACCTACTGTATTAAGCACCATCCGTGCCACTTGTTCTTTAAAGAAGATATCCACATCCTTCCAAAGATATTTTAAATCTTCGTTAATTTGTTCTAATATGGCAACATTTATTTCTTGTTCTTCCTGATTTTCTTCTGATATTTCTTCTTCATATGTTATTGATATATCTGTCTTATCACCACTTACAATGAAATCTTGATAAGTTTGAATAAATCTTTTAATGTAGTTTTTAGTTTGAAGTTGCCCGTATGAGAATGACGGTTCACGTTTAGCACCTTTAGTTCTTTGGTATGGGTCATTAGGATCACCTATACTTGACTTGGATTTACCCCATATTTTTTTATTTGAAGTTGTTTCATTTGTCGTCCCATCTTCTGCAATTTTCCAATGTATACCATCATAATATTTTCTTATTTCGCGTAATTTATCATTACGATTATTAAAAATAAGCTTTTCTATAAAGTGTTTACGGGATTTATTATCTTTGTTTAATATTGAAGTTAGAATGTTTAAATTCATTTTTTAGGGATTAATCTAGATTAGGTTACCATATTCCTAATAGTTAGACAAGAACCCAAACGAATTATTAATAGACATTCTAATACCCCCCACAAATGAATCTACCATATCATCATGAGTACCAAGTGGAAAGGAATTTATTTCGTCTTGGAATTCATAGTCAGATTGTAAGAAAGATATAGTTCCATTTTCAACTAAGTGTTGAACTTCTATCGCACGACGTATTTTATCTTTATCCACCTTAATCGGCCTTGCATTAAGATTATAAATACCACGTTTTGCCATTTCTTTTGATAATACTTGATAGAATGCTTTCTGATATGCAACATCTTCAATGCCTAATTGATAGAAGTTATACTTAGCATGAAGCCTAAATACAAGATCTAATTGAGCGTGTATATCCCCTCTAAGTCTTTCAGCTTTCAATTGATATAATTTACCTTCATTATCTTTAGCAATAGGCACTATTGCGGTATAGTCAGCGGTTTGCTTTTCTGATATAGCTAAATCCATGTAAGCATAGATTTTCATTTTAGAATAATCAATTGAGTTGTGAAACTTTTGAGGTATGAAAACACGGTCTTGATCTGATATAGGATTATTCATGTATTCTTGTTCAAATGGGGTTGATCCTATTTCTTTTTTCTTCTTTTCAAAATCTTCTATTGACCACCTTTCAGGCCAAATAGGCTTATTATCTTGAATAGCTCTATACATTCGACATTCAAATACATCGTTTCTATTATTAAGAATATCAGATAACATTGCATCTTGGTGTAAAATAGTACCAATAACAACGATCTTAGTTTTTTCGTCTCCTAGATTCATAATAGATTTATTCAAAGTATTCTTATATTTATCTCTTTGAATTTTTGATAATACTGATTGATCATTTTCGACATCATCCAAAACAATTAAATCAGGCCTATGACCATTGTGTTTAATACCTCTTAATTTCGAGCCAAAACCCCTTGCAATAACTTTAATATTTGTAAGTGTAACAATATCTGACATTGTCCATGTTTTCTTTTCTTCTGCCGTTGGGGGGACATATCCAGCGATCTTTCCATAATCTCGAATAATGGTTTCATTCGTTTCAAGTTCTTCTATAATTTGGCCTAAAAACTCTGTTGCTTGTGTTTGGGTATCTGATAGTAGAATTATGAAGTGTTTTTTCTGATTAAGAATTGCATGTAGAATAAATATAAAAGACCACCAAGAAGATTTAGCATGCCCACGGGGGCAAGCTATGGCAATTTTATTATATGAATTATAAATATTAATCCATTCTTTGTGAAATTGAGGTGTTGG